AGGCCGAACATCACCCCACTTGAGCTAAGCTGGCTAAGAAGGCATAGCCTTCTTCGAGCTAAGCTGGCTGAAGTAGGTTTGGTTGAGTGATGGGTTGGTGTATACCCTGGACATTCATGATCATGTGTTTGTCCTGGGTAGGTATTAGGTACTTATTTAACTGCGGGACCACAAACCTTTATTAATAAGAATGTATTAGTATTGGGAACATCGTGGACTAAGATTAATAAGTACAATGAATAGGGAGGTTTCCTGAATAAAGTGTAATCCCAAACTCTCATTAATGATGTATTAATCTAAGACTACAATGGTGTGAGGGTATGTTAAGTATCCTCGAGAAAACCGTTAGACGGCCCTAAAAAGCATTAGGTAAGTAACAGAAGAAGATGTCTCACACACATACGACCACTCCCAAGACAAAGAAAACTAAGAAAAAGACCCAAAAAAGCCTTATCTTAACCAGTGTCATAGATGCGAGTGCGTTAATAAAAGGCTTTTAGCGAGAATCTATATTATAGTAGTACAAATAATTAACCATGTGTGTGTGAATTGAATTAGAACAATGTAGTCTTTGTTAATGATCTTACTTCCTTAATCTTTTCCCATCTCTCATAACTCCAAACATCCTCACCATCACAATAGATAGATTCATTATTATGTAATTCCCTAATTAACTCTTGTGCTGACTGTCTCCTAGTCCCCCACCATTTGCTGCATTCAACAATAAGCTTCTCCTTAATGGCTGGTACGCACTTAGAAGAGCATTCCTCAACACTTCTCCTTATTGTCTGTAGTTTAATCTCCCTTGTTGCTTCTTGTTTCATTGTTTATCCCTCAATTTAGCCATAACTCTTATATACCTTAACCTATTATTCCTTATATTAGTACATTTGTTACTACAAAACTTAGAATCCTTCCTTTTAGGAGGGAATAGTTTACCACAAAGCTCACAAGGTCTCATAAATAAACACCAATAAGTATTCCCATAATTGTGTAAAGAACTAAACTTAACCCTATTATCCAATAAATATCCCATCTAATTATCATTCTAATCTCCTATTACGAATACCATTAATCTCCTTAGGAGCCATAAACATACTCATTTCCCCATTAAGCATTGGACAGTCCTTTACTGGGAGTCCGCATATATTACATTTGATTTCCATGATTATGAACAAGGAGAGGTCGAGTCTAGAAGTTCGACTAATCTCCTTGAGTATGAAAATGTGGGCTCCTAAGACCATGCAATAGGATGTCAGTAGTGCCTGACCCACATTCCGAGATAAGGCTCGGACCTTCCAGTCTTTCCCGGTGTATAGCTGTTACGCTGCGGCTCCCGAAGTCCGCTTAAGCAAACGGCAGGAATCAAACCTGCAATAGTCATTTTCCCCTTCCAGTTGCGAACTGTCTCGGGTATCGCTTGCATTATTCCCCTAAACCTGGGGGCAAGTTAAATTAATATTTTCAAAGAACCACATATCTCCAAAACAAGCCATTTGAGACTTCCCGAAGTCTAGCATTGTGTTTGCTTTATTGATTGTGTTTCTTTCCATTGTTAGCAGCAGCAGGAGCAAAGAGTTATTTTCTTGCCGTCTCTTATATATTCCTTCAACTCATTAGTACACTTGCATTCTCCTGGCTTATGTGTTACAAAAGGCAATTCTAACTCTTTGTCGTATTCATCTTCCCATCCTGGGATTAGTTTTGCATTTCTATCACATTCACATTTATCTTTTACCATTGTTATCTTATGAATCTTTCGGCGTGTCCGATGTAACTAATTTCTTTCGTGAGTTGTCCTTGTTCACGTAATCCCGTTGGTAGTTTGTGAACTTTGAAGCTCTTGTCTTGGCTTGTTTGCTTGTCATTCATATCCTTTTTAGATTGTACTCTAATTCTGTGATTAGTCTTCCTAAAATTACACCTACACAAAGTCCTAACATAATGTCTATCATCTTTGTACATCTAGAGCTACTTTAAAAGCACCATGGACTTCTGGGATTAACTCACTAAGAGCCTCTCCAATATCAGAAATACTCAAACTTGTACTCAAGTCATGTCTAGCAATCAATAACTTAACAGATTCCTTAATTAAACATTCCGCGTGGATTATCTCTCCTTTAAGATTAACACTTGGTATTACTCCATTCATATTAAATGGTTTACCCTCTGCTATATCTTTTGGTATTGGTGCAATATCACTCTTATTAACAACTGGTAGTCCCGGTAGTGGATTACTCCCTGCAAAATTCAAGGATATTAAATTCAAACCACTTTTACCTGCCTTACTCATGTATGGATTTACTACAACCTCAACATCTAACTTATTAGCCCATGCTTGCATTATCATTCCAGCCTCAATCTTATCATTCCAAGCTGTACATTGTCTACCATCACTTAATGTTAAAGCGTAAGCTTTACCATTCATGATTTCCTTAGCTTCTGTTATTTTTACTATTTCCATATTCTAAACCCCCTTTCACTAAGCTTAAGAAGAAACGTTCCCATGACAGGTTTGTTTTATCCTTTGCTGTTTTAAGTTTTTGGTGTTCTTTGTCCTCGTATCTTAGGCTTAATGTTTTCATAATACAATCATCTCCACTAGATTTAACATAGCTTCTTGTTTATATTCTGGCATGTTTGATATATCAACGAATATTTTATGTACCTTTGGGGTATCCCTTGAGTTGTCTATTAATTCTTGTAATCTTTTTATCATAGTATTTACATGGATACCATGTATATAAACCTTTCTATTACTTTCGTTAATCGAAGAACTCTGCTATTGTAGTAGTATAATGTTCAAAGGTGATATTACTTATTTTATTAGCAGTAAAGACACCAGTTAATTCCTCACCTTCTGCTAGTTCTACAACAAACGTACCACTAACTGCATACTCTTGGTCTTTATTCTGGCAAAACATAGCCATCAGCGACGGTGTTTGCAATACTCCATTTTTCTTGAATCCAAGATGTATCTCCGTTGCTGGCAATGAAGAACTTAGTGTTGCGTGCCAGTCTAATTCAAAATATTGTGTTTTCTTTTCATCATATCTTAATCCCGTTGGTTGAATCACCGCGGCACTAAAGCCAAAGACGGGTGCTGCTGTCTCATCTCCTGTAATATCATAATAAGTATTTGCTACTGCCACGTTTAATATACTTGGATTATTAAGATAAACAAAAGCCCCAACCTTCTTACCTGTAATAAAACCCGGTACATCTAGATCCCCAGCAGCATTTCCTTTTATATTTGAGAGTCGTGGAAGTCCAATAGGAGTATTATTTATTTGTCCTAATTTCATACGTTTAGGCATAAACTGTTGTCCAGGAAATCCCATTAGAATCCATCCTCCTCTGTTGCTACTAGATTAGGATTGCCTGTTTGTTTTGTTGTCCTTGCTATTAGTCCCTCTGTTATTGGGTATATTGTGGTTATTTCTTTTGTTCCTATCTTCCCCATGTTTGGGTTAGTAGGATTAAACACAGACACACTCGGCAATGTAGTAATAGCAGATAATACATCAGGAGTAATTTGGACTTGAATCAATGGTACTTGTAGTGTTGCCGTAGCTGTTAGTGTTGAAACATTAACTTCTAAAGAGAATGGGTATGCACTACCTGTTCCACTATTCCAGAGTTCACTCACACCAGCCGAACCAATATCTGCACTCCATAAATAAACATGTTGCATTCTTCCATTATAATAAGTTCCTGCTTTGTTTCTTACAAAAGCCCAACCAAATTCATGTCTTGATGAAACTATTTGCTGTGAAGATACTGTTGCACTATCTACTTCTACATTATCAACGTATGTCTTCAGAGTAGTTCCATTTCTTGTAAATACTATAAGATGATCGTTACTTATACTAGGAGCAGTTTCACCAGTATTATGACCAACCCCATCTACAAAATATGCTAACTCTGGAGTATTACGATTATAGAATAAAAAACTGTCATCACTATTAAAACTCATAGAATACATATATTTCTCATTTGTAAAATCATCTGAATTAACCCACATAGCTACGGTAAAATCATTTAGAGCTTGAACATTTGAATCAGTTCTGATATAATCATCAGTTCCATTCATATCTATTGCAGGACCAAGATGTCCAGCAACACTCTTATCTTCTGTATTATCTCCTCCTACCAATGTTGCGTTATTAGTCCCTGTAGAATCAATAATTACTGTCGATGCTGCATCATCATCTAATTTCCACGCTCCAACTATGTTATCTATTAAAGCCATTAAGCTATTGTTTCGATGCCTGCTGCGTTAAAAATTAAAGTTAACGTCTGCGATGTAACCTGTTGCTCTCCGCCTAAATCCATGGAAGCCGAAAGTTTTCCAGTAGTCACATTATAAATTACTGCGTGCCATGCCGAGAACGTGGCGGTAGTCCATGCTGCATCGTCTGCATCCCATTTAGTTGTTGCGCCTACGGTTACTGCCTTATTCGCCAAGGCAACTCCACCTGCTGTGTAACCAGTACCACTTATTTCATTACCAGAGATAGCAGCCCAAGTTGTATCAGTTGCTGTAAAAGAATGAGAATTATTAAGTAATGCAATTTTATAAACATCGGATTCCATATCCACTTCCTTATTCATCCAGTCTGCTTTCTGAATATTATAAATTCCAGACGCCATAGAATTATTTATCCTCTGTTTTTTGTACTACTTTCTTTTTAGCAAACTCGGGATATTTCACAAGCATGTTCTCCGCTGCTTTATCATAACCAATATCTACGTAATGGTCATATAATCTCTTAGAATTTTCTTTTGTCATTTTATGCTGTATCCACGTCAGTAATTAGATATGATGCTAAAGGGTCTGTCAAGTAAGCAATTCCATTCTCCCATACTGCGATTTTAGTTCCCTTTCCTAGAATATTTTCTGTCTCTGAATGTAGGTTTTCAAAACTTCTCCAAGTACAAGCCTTAGCAGGTAGTCCCACCCATACAGAATCCGCAACAACATTATTAGAAACAACTAACCTAGTACCAACCAATGTACCAACAGTACCAGTAACAGAAGCCTTATCAGCAAGAGCTCCTATATTAGAACCCTGTATCATAACATAATTTAATAGATCAGTATAGTTCTTAGGATTCATTGCAACAACAATTCCTGCTGTATCATAATCATTTTCTGCGATGTTCTGGATTCCTTTCAAAATATCGATTATTGGATTACCATCTGTTAAGTCATCCCAACCTGTACCAGTAGCAGCAGCAGTTCCAATTGTAGAAGGAGATTGATTTTCACTCAAAACATTGTAAATAAGAGAATCAACTTTCTTAACAATAGCCCTAGTTAATCTTAAAATACTTCTAGCCAATACGTTAACATCCGCACTCTTAATGTCTTCTCTTGAAATTGTTCCCTCAACACCATACTTGATAGGATATGATGTATTCCTTTCCCAATTAACTTCTAACATATCAAACTCCGCTAAAGGTGAAACCTCGAATGTTCCCGGTGCAGTCATTGTTAGATCTAATGCTGTCTCCTTATACCAACGAACACTGTCTCCACTCATTGATGCAGTTGTAACCATGTTCTTAAAAATATATTCTCTCATTGCAAAACCCTTAAGCATCTTATCAATGTCTAATCCTCTAATTGTTGAAGTCTCTACAGTTGCCATCAGTTTCTACCTATGTCCACTCGTATGGTTTCCTGCACAGTAGCAGTTACTGCCTCTTGAGACATACCAACGATTTCCGATTTATTTCCAACAGTAGAATCATCCGCCAAGTCAATTAAGTTTGCCCCTGCAATCTTAACCGCTTCACCTATTGCAATAGTCGCAGGACTAGCAACAGTAGTAATATCAAATACACCATCAAAGAATATAGCACAAGTTGTCCTTCCATCATTTGCAATCTTATCCCTTGCAAGAATACCAACAAAAAATTCTCCATCTGCAGAACTAGCAGCAGCAACTCTATCACCAGAAATAACCATTAAAGTACCTTTTGCTATCGCTGCACCATCTGCACAGGTATAATTTGCGGGATTACTTCTCCTCACTCTCTGTATTGCTTCGCTTGCCATGATAGTTATTCGGTTAACCGATTATATAAATGTATCTATTTTGTAGCAAGTTCCTTAATCTTAGAATTAGACATGATTTTGATGTCTTCTTGGAGTTTTATGGAGTCTTTCATCTGTTGTATTACTGTTGTACAATTTTCCTCTACCCTAACGTAAAATAATTGTTCTTCATTGTAGAGTTCTAGGGTGTCTTCTGGATTGTCTACCATAACATCTTATCTCCCTGCGGAGTTCTTATCCAACAATGTATAGGGTCTGGTTTCTCTGGTTTATCTTGCTTACTTTCCATTTGGTATTTCTCCTGCCATTACTTTATCAACATATTCCTCTGCTGTTTCTTCTTTTGGTTGTTCTGTCTGTCCACCAGTATTACCACCTAGCATCTTTTCCGCCTCAAGTTTTTGACTCTCTGCTTTGAGTTCACGACCCCTAACAAGTTCTTTCTCAATCTCATCATTATGAGCCTTAAGTTTATTAAGTTCCGAAAGATTCTCAATAGAAGTATCACCTTCTTTTCCCGGTGTGTCACCCTCATTTGTTTCCCCATCTGTCATACAATAACATGACACACTAACTATTTAAAGGTTTCTAAAAAAGAAAACAACAGAAAAATATGAAAGTCCAGAATAAACTCCATCTTAGAATACTTGCTACTTCCTCTGTTTCTTTATTATTATTAATTATCATTTTTTAATTCTTCCAACTCATCCAATCTTTGTAATAGTATTGATGGGTTTGTCTCTTGCAATGCACCGCCTGCAACTTGTATTTTAGAATCGAAAATTTCCTGCTCTAATTCTAGTAGGTCAACCTGTATGTCTATTATCTCCCCACTTCTCCTTACTGCTGGTGAAAGTATTGCTTCTCTTTTTAATATTGTTAAGTCTGCATGTAGTTCTTGTTCCATTATATTTAATGCTCTGAATCCTTCGGAGCTGTCCATACTTCCTTCTTTAACTAGGGTCCCAATTTTAGCCGCCATTTGATTTCGTGCCTCTAGTGATGATTGGATGTTTTGCACTACTTCTCCTCTATCACCTGTTATACCTGTTATGATCTCTCCCACTATTGCTACATCTCCAAATACCTCTCCAATACCCTTCGCGCCAAATATCGCGGTTCCAACTGTGTCCTGAATACTATCTACTATTTTCTTCTTTACTCCAGTTGTTCCTCCGAATTGTATTATTCTTTGTTCTACTAATTCCGTACCTGCCTGTTCTGCAAACTGCCTAGCACCCTCCTCGGTGGTTATTGGTTTTATTAAATCAGTTGTTTCTGTGGGTCTGTCTTCAAACACTCCTGCCTCTCTTAATACTGGTGCTTGTGCTTCTTGTGCTTCTGTTCTTTGTTCTAATTGTCCAACGATTTGAGGAGTTAGAGTTTCTCCTGCTCCTTTTAATCCTACTCTTGTTGCTTCTTGTTTTTTGGCTATCAACTCTTTATCTCTCTCACTTTGTTGTGGTGTTCCTGTGTTTCTTTTTTCTATTTCTCTTTCTTCTTTTGTTTGAGGTTTTTGTACTACTCCATCCCTTGTAATAACTGGTGGTCCCACTCTTTGAACTGGTTCGCCACTAACAGTTAATCTTCCTTTCTTCTTCTTCTTCTTCTTCTCTTCTTCTGTTACCATTATAATTTATTGTTTATTGCTTTAGTTAATTTATTTATAGTCTTCTCAAAACTCTTGAAAGTCTTGGTTGTACTCTGGAAACGTGCGTCTGATTTCTTTTCTGAACTCAATTTCTCCCTGACTAGTGAGGCAGTCCACAAACCCAAGACACCAAAGTTTAATAAGTCCATATCTATCATTCTCGTTCCACCGTAGCCGTGACCTCCTTTGGTTGGAATCCTGTTTGTGAAGTATTCTTTCCTTCGTTCTCTGTTACGTTTGGATTTATAGATGCTGGTTCATTAAATGTAACTCTTATTGCCATTTGGTTCCAAAGGTCCGCTGCCAATTCTCTTTGTTCTTTCTTCCAAACTTGGTCGAATGTTAGGAAACCTGTTTTATCTGAACCCTCACTTCCTCCGCTACCACCTGCTAATATTAATGGTACACCTAAGGCTCTATAAGAAAAATCATCTAGGTACCTAATCCATTCTAGGAGTAATGGTATTGCTTGGTTTGCTGGCATCTGTTCAATCTCCGCTATTCCTTTTTGGAAAACTAAAACATCACCACTGTTGATTGCGTCTTGGTACTTAGAGATTATCTGAGCCCTTTCTGTTGCGTCCTCAACATCCAATATTAAAACACCAGTAGCCAATAGTCTCCTCTGTACCTTTCGCATTGTGTCTAGGGCTTCGTTCTTTGCATCCATTGCCCATTTAACAGCGTCTAAAGAACTTGTACCGTGGATTTGATTAGCAATTCTATCGTTCATCATATGAAGTATTTTATGAGGTGGGAATTTGATTGAGGCTTTGTCTCCTGAGGTTTGTTCGTATCTTATGATTATTCCAGAACTGTTTAAAACTGTTTTCATATTCCCAATCCATAAAGGCTTTAGGTTTAACAGTCTTCCATCATCATCTCTTATTATCTCTGCCATTGAATCCCCTGCAAACTTCTTAACAACAACCATATTCCAAAGAATTGATTCTATTGTGTCCTCACCCATTCCTGTAATATTTTGTAATTCTATTTTTGTTCTATTGGAAGGAGATGATATACCCGCGCCTGTTGTGTACATCCCTAGAATATCATTGGACTTCTTATACTCTGGAAGCAACTGGTAATAACCTAGGTCTCTGTTAGCATCTGGAAAATCCCAAGTGCTTTCTCCCGAGGACGAACCCTCGTCTATGGTTCCAGTGTCTGGAGTCCAATCCTTAACGGTGTTGTCCATATCTGTTATTGCTGCGGTGGGGTCTAGTCTTGTCATTATAAATCTAATTTGAAAGGTATATTTAGTTTTATGGGTTTTGCTGCTGATATGTCAAACCCACCATCATTATTACTAGAGTCTAATGTTAATCTTAATATATCTCCTGCTTGAAATAGTTTTTCTGTAATTGGTAACCTAAGAAGGATTTGAATATCTGCGCTGTTTGATATTGACTCTATACTGGCGGTTATAGCCGTTGCTACCGAGCTAACACCGTCTACGTGATAGAGTCTTGCTAAGTAAGTTGTACTTCCTCCTCCACTCATCTCTCCATGGAAGTTTATACTACCTACTCCTTTTACTGTTTGTGGAATAGTGAAAGCGGTTAGATCATATTCTGTTGGGTCGTTTGTTTCATCCCTGACTTCCTTACCATAGTCCATTTGTGAAGATAAGAAGAACTCTGGTGTTGTTTGGTTTGTTACTAATCCATAATATGTTTGTATGAATGTACCGTTGGCAATGTCTGTAAAATCAAAGTTAGCTAAGACTGGTGAGACTGTCTTAAATTTGTTCGGGTCGTATACCATTATGCTAACCCCATCTTCTTCTTAATTCCTGCTGCGTTAGTCCTAAGACTAGATAGAAATCCTGTCCATGTAGAATCAAGTACCGATAATTTACTTTCTGATGTTGCGAGTTGCCAAGTGTTTTGATTCTGATTAACTGCGTAGAATGCCGCCCTATTCGATGCTACTATTGCCAACCATTGTTTATACGTTGATGTTATACTTCCGTAATTAGCTACTAAACCTATTCCATCAAATAACATTTCCATGTCTGACTCCGCCATTAATATCCAAGTGTTTGTATTAGCCTCGAGTATTTGGTCTGCACTTGCGTTGGCTCCTATTGCTAGGAGGACCTGTGCTGTTGTTGCTAGGGTTCCTTCATCTGCCATTATAATTTATTCCTAAGTATTTTAATTTCTGTTGCTAGGTCCTTTGTTGCTTGAATTTCGAATATTTTAAGAACCTCTGGTATTGCTAGTATAGGGTGTGCTGCCTTAACTGCAATCATATCTTCGATTAGAGTTTCTATTTCTTCATTATTCATACTGAAAAAGAGGAAATCCAGGGATTTAAACTTTTGCTTTTTAGTAACCATGCCGCTCTCACTAATCCTTCGACAATATGAGAGTAATTCCCATCTATTAATTCCTTTCCTCCCTCTAGTTTTTTTGATATGATGCTTCTTAGAGATAGTCTTATTTCCGCGCAATCAAATAATTGTAGTTCTCCTAGTTCTCCCATTTCCAAAAAATTCATGTACATTGCTTCCTTCATCCCCCTACTCGTCATTTTCCCATCTCTATCCACCTCTCTCCTACTATTCTTCAAATCAGTAATTCTCCTTTTTAGTGAATCGTCAGAGAGTGCGGAGGAGACAACACCGCTCCCAATATTAATCATCATTTCAGTAAACCACATCTCGCTTGACTTCTCGACTACTTGGTGATGATATTGAATTATACTATTCTTCCCAAGTCTCACTAATCCCTCATAAGTGGATTCGTCTTCTCCTGTTCCTGCTACATCGATTCCTATTGCCTTAATACCCATCTTTGGATTGTAGTTTTCTAACCTAGATATTGTACAGACCTTTTCAATCCACTTGTCCCCAAAAATCCTATGCGCATCATCAACAAACTCTCCTTCATACATTTGGGAAAATTTGGTCTTTGTGAATCTCTTCCTCATCCTATCTATAAATTCTTTTGTAATCCTTGGACAATCTAGTGATGATTGATGAAAGGATGTGAAAGACTCATCATTAAAACAATCGAAATAGAACCCTTCGGAGAGGAAAGGGGTGCTTAGTAGCCACATTAATCCATTAGTTACCGCTAAGGCTGGGGATATAGAGTTCCATACCTCTTCTTTTATCCATGCTGCCTCATCTGCTATTAAAAGGTCGATAGTGAACCCCATAATACCAAATCCCGTATCACCTGCCGCGTAACAGTGAATAGTGGACCCATTCTTTAGATTTATAACGTGTTTTGTTGGTCTTGGCTTGTCTATGTATTTTTTATGGTCGTTCTTCTCTATTTGAAGGATATTATTAAGAATTTTGGAGAATAAGAGGTTTGCTTGTTTCTCTGTGAAGGCAATAACCATAATTAACTTATTTGGATTCTCTAGGGCGTAATCTGCTGCCTTCTTTCCTATAATAAAGGACTTACCTACTTGTCTTCCACTCCTAAGTACCATGTTTCCTTTGGTATTCATAACCTTATTCTGCCAATCATCCAAATCCATAGGTTTCCTCCAATTCTCTAATTCTGTGAATCACTTGTTGGTAGATCTTATTATTATTAATTCTTAACCATCTTGAGAACCACATTGGGTGTTTGTGGGCGGAGTATTTCCCTAGTGTGTGGTGTAAAGGACATAGGACTATTCCATTATCAATATCATATTCAAACTCTCTAAATTCATGTGGGATGAGGTGGTGACAATTATTATACTTAGGACCCTTGCCGCAGACTACACATTTATCTCCTAGTGCTAGAACTGATGCTCTCCATTCCTTATGCGCTGGCTTAGCCAATCTCCTCATGCTTAGGTTAGACACACACCCTTTATAAAATTTTTGTTTGAGGGGTAACCACCCAACTAGCTCATCTTTTCAAACGTCGGACCTCTTAAATAGTCAACGGCGTTAACCCATGCTCACAGCCATTCTAAGCAACTTTTTCCATAGGAAACATAGGTCATTTCCATAGGAAGTGAAGGTGAAATACCTGGAATACCCCCTGAAATACCCCGGAATACGTCTTAAAACAGCATAGTTCCACAGGAAATGGAGGTTAGTTCCACTGGAAACGTAGGTGAAATACGTGAAATAGGCCGAACATCACCCCACTTGAGCTAAGCTGGCTAAGAAGGCATAGCCTTCTTCGAGCTAAGCTGGCTTAAGTAGTTTTGGGTGAGTGAGGGGTTGGTGTATACCCTAGACATTCATGATCA